TTTTATAAGATTGTCAAATCATAATTAACAATTGTGTTTGGTTCTGAATTCTGAAGGTAGCGGTTCGCCAACCAGACAGGTCATCTTTTGAACAACCCGATACTGAACTACCCTCTAAGGACTCCCGTCCTTCATATTTTTAGTCATCTCCTGAGTCAAAACTTTGGTAAGTTTTAACCGAGCTGATAACAGCACCACCTGTACATCACCGTTACCTTTCGGTTTTAAGACAACTATAATATTGAATTACGCAATAGTATGATTGGAGGTCATATGTCTTGCACTAATTCTACGAGTTATTCTTGTTGGTGTTCCCACCTCAACGAAACGACTCAGACCGCCTCGTCATCTAACCACTTTCTCTACAGTGTCACCCTCGGTACTAAAGGTTAAATGATATCCCGTTTGTCTACTCAAGCTCTCCGAAGAAAACCGCAAATCATTTAACCAAATGATTCACTTTATACTACTTTCGTAGTTTATTTAACGACTATAGACCGCCGATTTCTTAAATTCAAAGAACATTATGATAACCTCGTTAGGTTATCTGTTGATGGTGCCGTTGGTGTCTGCTTACAGGAGACACTGGCCCCATTATATTTTTAAATTAATAATTCTTTTTGAAAAAGGAAAGAGGAAAATTTTTACACCCACTCTCGTAGGATTTACAACCCCTTTCCTGAATTGTTTCACAAAATTAGGTTAAAGTTTTGATACTTCCAAGTTTTTGTGAAACTTTTTTTTGGTAATTACAAACAAATTCATCTTTCCCATTGTGACATTACCCTTCACGTTTTGGACCTTCTACTCTATGTAGAACAGGCTAATTTGTTTAAAGTTCCGAGACTCCAACTCTACTTTGATGTAAACATCGTTCAAGTATAATTTACGGTTAGTCCCGAATTGTTTTACAAAGATATAAAGAATTTTTCAATTAGTCAAACACTTTGTAAAACTTTTTTTTGTAAGTTAGTATGACGTATGCTCGTCTTATGGTTGTTTCCATCCGCGGACTCACGGTTCTCCAACTTATGTTGTTGCGTCAGGATGGATTCGAACCACCGATTTCGACCTTATGAGAGTCACGAGATGACCACTTCTCTACTGCGCAATATAATTTTAAAGAACTTTTTTCTTATTAAATCCCACAAGCTCAGTATTTCTTTCAAAGTACACACTTGTGGGACATTGTTTCACAAAGGTAAGAAAGATTTCTCAATCAAACAATTATTTTATGAAACTTTTTTGGAGGTGTTCTGTCTTATTCAGACAATGAACTATAAATATAAACCAAAGTACTTAAAAGTCAAATAATTAACTAAAAATAGTTTCAACAAACTTTGGTAAATGCTTCCCACAATTCATTAATTGGATATGTTCTACCGTAAAATACCCATGGTCAATGTGTTTTTTTGGTTTGTTAGATGTTTCAAATAATGGCAGTAACGCAGGTTTAGCTTCATACATATAAACATACATTAATCCCTTATCTTTCTTCCCATCTTTACTTTCTCTTGGAATTAATCCAACCATTTGTAATTCTTCTTCATTAACCTCTATTGACGTAGTGTCGAATAACATTTGAGTAGCAGCTGTTCTAATTTTTAAACCTTCAATCATTTTTCCACCAGGAATTGTCCAAATAGATTTTCTTGGGTCATCGGTACTTCTTTTAACTAAAAGTATTTCTTTATTACACTTAATTAGTACTCCGACGTATCTTTTGTTTTCCATAGTATTTATTGTTATGAATGTAAGAATAAACAAAAATATTTTCAAAGTCAAAACCCTTATTGATAAAAAATCCCAATCAATTGGAATGATGGGAAAAAAGTTTGATAAAAATTTTGAAGGATTACTTTTTTTAATGGAAGGTAAAAGACAATGTTTTTGGATGAAAAATTGCATAATACCTTTAGACATCATAATAATTAAGAATAATCATATTGCAAGAATACATCATAATTGTCCACCTTGTACTACAAAAGAATGTGGCCATTTCTGTGGCCAAGGGAATATTGTACTTGAATTACCTGCGGGAACCTGTGAAAAATTAGGTATCCAAAAAGGTGATAAGGTTGAGTATTTATTCTGATTTTTCCCCTTTAATTTTTTCCTTTAATATTTTCTCAAATTCGGTTGCAACCATTTTGGTAAACTTAACCATTGGCGAATCTTCTTTTTCAGAATCATATTTGTATTTTCCTTGAGGTGGTCTTTTCCCTCTACCCAAATAATTTAAACCTGAGATATTAGTAATACACTTATGTCCTCCTGAGTTAGCTTGAATTAAATCCCAAGCGTTAACATTAATCTTATCTAAAATATCCAAATCTTTTTCAGATAACTCACCAAATGGTTTTTCCATTATGGATTCAATATATTCTAAAGCCTCATCACCTCTTTCATTTGATTGATATTTGTCACCATATAAAGCATTGAAGTCTTTGAATGTGAACCCAACACTTTCAGGATTGATACCTGTTTCACTAACCCATTTGATAGTTGATAACGGAACTGTTCTATCTTTCAAAGAACTTTCCCATTTACCTAATACTTCTTGAGCAATTTCTCCTAAGTTAACACCTTTAAGTTCTCTTTCTTTTTTAAATGGATTACAAGATGCTTGGACCAAACCCATAGGCCAAGCCATAATAAGAAAGTCCGCTTCAGGATTGTTTCTGAATGGTGTATATCTATCGTAAGAACCTGGTTTAAACATTGAACCTCCACCATATTGGAATATGATGTTATCACTTACCTTAGGAAAATCTTTCATTGTTTCTCTATAACCTTCAGCATTTTTTTGTAGTTCTTCAGGTGATGGTGCATTTGTTTTTTTCATCCAAGATTTAATGTTATTCAATATAGACATTAAAGATGGTTGTGAATCCATTACTAAACTTTCAAGGAAACCTGGCTTGTTCTTAAAAGCAAGTAATAATTTATTAATAACAAGTCCCAATAACATTTTATTCTTTTGTAATGATTGGTCCTTATCAATCCTATATAGATAGTTAACTACTTGGTCAGGGTTGATATCATATTTTGCGTAATCCGCTGAGTCAACTGTATTAATTAATAATATGTCTGATGATGGGAATAAATCTTTTGGTGAAACAACTTGAGATATTGTTTCAACGTTTGAACGAGCTCCTCTAAATTGTTTTGATGTTCCTTTCTCCACACCAACTTGTCTATCATGGTGGTCGGTATGAATTACAAACATTGGTTTACCATGCGCAAAGTCAACTAACACTGGCATTACATCACCTGTCGCATCTATCTTCTTAACAGAAAATTCTTTATCGCCATACTGAATTATATGTGTTCCTACAACATCAATGCCATTATCTTCAAGGTATTTTTTCATCGCAATAGCGGTTGTTACACCATCTAAATCTTGATGGAAATAAATTTCCGCTTTTGGGTATCTGTTACTCAAAGCTTTAATGTCTCTAATTCCTGTCTCTTTTATTAATTTTTTCATTAAGTTTTTTTATAAACCGAATAACGCGTCTGTAAGAATTCCTCCAAATATATTTTTAAACATAGATTGTGCGCCAGTCCTACCTACATCAGATGATGTAGTTGTTTGTTGATTTGATTGTGATGATGGTGTTTGAACTCCACCAAAGTCATCTTGAAAATGTTTAGCGGCTTCGGGAGTTGACAAATACTCATCAAATTTCTTTTTCATAGCATCTTCACCACCTAAAGCAGTTGCAACTTCATCTGGCCCAACAAAGTTACCCAATCCAATATAATCTAAAAATCCTAACCAAAACTTTGTTTTTCTAACCAAAGCTCTAGCATTTGCATTTCCAAATAATCTTGGCATTCCACCCCATAAATTCATTAATGATTTAGGGTCTTTAGTAAAGTTAGCTTTATTAAAGAAACTAGTTGTTTTAGCATCTTTCAAGAAAGAAGATAACAATGTAACTTTTTCTTCTTTTGATATTGTTGAAGCGATTTTAGTTGCTAATTCTCCAGCTGTTTTAGCAACACCTTTACTATTTTTAGAAGCTTTTGCAAAAAGTTCAAACCAAGTGTTTACAGTATTTTTTAAACCTTTGAATGGTCCAAATGGAACTCTATCAATTACATTTTTAACTTTAGGAACCCAACTTTCACTTGTTCTTACAAAATTACCAACAACTCCTGGCTCTCCTGCAAGTTTTGTTAATATTTTTTCTGATTTTATAAAATCACCCGCTTTAGCTGCTTTAAGCGCAATTTCTATTTCTTTGGTTGCAGCACTTCCAATTTTTAAAGCTCCTGTTACAGGTTTGGCAACCGCATCTCCAAAATATGGGACTGCAGAAATTAATGATAATAGCCCAAAAAGATAGTCTCCTTGAGATATGTATGATAATCCATTTATGAAGTCTACAGTAGGTGTTGGGTCAACAAGACCTAATATATCTCCTACGGTATTATACCACTCACTTTCATTTAATTGGATTTTGTTTTCTTTCAAGATTAATTCTTGAATATTCAATAATTGTTCCTCACTAATGATTATATCACTCATTATAGTTTTTCTTTATAAATATCAAGAGAAACAAAAAAAGGGTCTTACGACCCTTCTATTCAAATTCTATTTTTGTTTGTTTTTTATCGTTGATAAAAACATCTACTCGTTTCCGTGCCACTTCACAATACTTTTCACTTAATTCAATACCAACCCATTGTCTGTCAGCAATCTCTGCAGCACATAAACTAGTTCCACTACCTGCAAATGGGTCTAAAACAATATCATTTCTATATGTAAGGATTTTAATAGCCTTCATTGGAATATCCATAGAAAAAGTTGCCTTGGTTTGTTGTCTTGTATCTGCAAAGTATTCCCACTGACCATAAACCAAAGACATGAATTCTTTCTTATCTTCATCTTGATAAACTGCTTTAGTTTTTACGGTACCATCTTCTTGTTCCATGTCAACCATTTCGGCTTTCCATTGTGGCTCACCCTTAACTTTCTTAATACGGTCTTTCTTATAAGCTAAGATTACACATTCTTTTGGATTATAGATATATGGTGATGATGGACTCATCCATGAATTACCACACCATACTAATTGTCCTGATTTTTCAACAAGTAAAGTTTTATTAGGTACTGATACACAATAAACATTATCATCATAATCTACACTTCCAATATGTTCTTTAGTGATATAACTATTCTCCTTAGTTAGTATTTGAATAGTTGTCATAGGGAAATTTGATTTCATCAATTTTCCATTATACTCTCTTTCTGTTGAAAGATATTGATATAATGAAAATATTCTACCCGTTTCCATTAATAATCTACAAATTTGACCAGTCATTATTTTACTACATACCGATATTTTCCATAATTTATTTTCATTTGTAAAAGACCCGTCACCATAAAATAACCATTTTAAGAAAATTTCTTTCTGTTTATTAGAACAATTAAACACATAATCAGGGATAGTTCTCAAATTTTTATTTTTGGTTTCTATTAAAAATGAAGATAATTGTTTAGAACAAGTATAGTATTCAAATTTAGAGTTTTTATATTCAAATTTAAATGGTAATCTACTTAATAAATCCTCAATTTCATTTATAAAATTTTCTTTCTTTTGATAAATAGAAACTTTATATATCCCTCTTTTTTCATCATAAATAAATGAACCGTCAGTTAAAAAAATACCTAAAAATCTTAACCAATCATCCATATTAATTTCAATTGAGGTGTCTCTCCGATATTCTTTTTTAGTTCTTAAACCATAAGATACGGCAGGTATTATAATTTTCTCTAATGGTTTCTTAGAAACTATACCGTTATGTTGTCTTGGTATAGTAAACGAATTATTATCTATCTCATTGTATGGTTTGACCAATCTTTCCCCCTTATCAATAATTAACATATTATGGTTGTCAGTAATTGTCAAATCAACCCCTCTATGTTTAATTGTTACAAGTTTCCCTTTGAATGGTTTTTCTATATAATCAAACGCTTTCTGATACTCAACATTATTATTAGTCACGTTTAACGTAGCAAACAAATCAGTTTTAATATTAACATCTTTAAATAATTTTAAACCTTTATCTGTCATTACTTTTGTTTCCTTATCATAACAACCCCACGCTGTAGTTTTGCTTCGGTGTGGCGAGTTTTCATCAAGGTCAACAAGTCCATAGAAGTTAAAGCCAACTTCTTTCATTAGACCCCAAAACTCAGCCATAAATAATATTCGGCCTCCTCTTTCTTGTACATTTACTTCATATGGAATATTGACGGCAATTCTACCATCACTCTTTAACACTCTTAACGCTTGAGTCAGCCAATCTTTTGTGAATTGCCAATATGAATCCATAGACATTCTATCATCGTGGGCATCATAGTCAATACCAACATTATATGGTGGTGAAGTAACAACTAAATCAATTGAGTTCTCAGTCATTTTAGACATTTCGTCTACACAATTCCCATTAAATATTTTTCCTGTTTCTAACATTATATTTCTTTTAATATTTTTTCTACACATTCCTTAACTGTAATATTATCAGTACAAATATACAAATAATTTTCCGTTGGTGGTTCATAATCTTCAACAAAAAAATTTTCTTTACCCCTAATTTCATTAGTATGTAAATAAATTTCCTTCAAATCACCCCCCATTTTTTGTTTGAAATTATCTCTTTGGTCTTTATAAGGAGATACTAAAGATACAACAACTTCTTTTCCTTGAATGTGTAAGTATTGAGCAATTTGTTGAGCAATCTCAACGTTTTTACGTCTACCTAGTTCAGAATAATCTTTATTATTGAATAAATTTCTGATGTAGTCACCATCTATGTTAAACCAATTAGAATACAACCCTATACGTCCAATCTTACACATTTCTTTTGCAATTGTTGTTTTACCTGAACCAGATTGTCCTGTAAGCCAATAAATCATTTTTCTAAGTTTTTAATTTTTCTATCCAAGTAGAAAGCCGCCTTCTTTAAATCTTCAAGTTCTTTCTCAGGATGTTTTTTACCCGCTCTTGCAACATATTTAACTACGTTAAACAAGTAAGCATCTTTATCTAATCCCCATTCCTCACATACCTTTATGACTTCATATGGATTTTGTTCTCCACCATAGTGTTCAGGTTTAATCCAATCTTTTTCCTCACTCATTTTTAATTAGTTTTATTCTTACCCCTTCTTACTTTTTTAACTTCTTTACCATCAACAGCAACTACAACAACTTTTTCAATTTTTTTTCTACTAACTTCTTTCCACTCAGACTTTGGGATAAATTTCCATTCTCCTGTCTGAACTTTTACGTCCGCTTCTTTATCTGCTACTCTTTGAATAGTTCCTAACTTAACCGTTTTGGTTTCTTTGATTGATTTAATACACTTCATAGTTTTTTATCCGTGATTTGTTTATCGTTTATTATTGTTAAAATTTCTTTGTCGGATTTACCTTCAACATGCAAGTCATGAACCATAGAACTTTCAATATCCTCAAACATGAGAACATTTCCATTTCTATAATATAATTTTAACCCATTGGTTGACAATGAGTTTAATGTTGACTTAAAATTGATGTATTGTTTATTGAGTCCCATAACTCAAATATAAGTGAACTAAGGCTCAGAGTCAAAGTTTTTTGACTTTTCAAAATTAATAATTTGAAAAATATATCCCATAACTTTTCTTTTCATAATCGGAACGATTGTTTGGTCCATTGGGAAATTAGAATTACCACATTTCATTTCAAAAATAGGTAAGTCTTTATAAAAATCAATATGATTTAACGTTGAATGTTTTTCAATGATTGATGTTAATGTAACATCTTCAATGGTATCTTCGTATATTTTAGTTAGATAAGTCTTATTATTACCTGGGTCTTTTTTTGGATGTTTAATTTGGTATTCCCAAACAAAAAGTTTTTCATTTTTTTTTTCATAATAAAAAATATAACCTGAACCAGATATTAAGGCTTTTTTATTTTTTTTGATATTAATTTCTATACTATCAAATGCAATATTCCAAATGGTCTTGAACGTATTAAACGTATCATATAATCTACCGTTAGAGTAATTGATAGTTTTATCTAATTCTAATTTGTCTTCATCGGATAACTCTGGTAATTTTTTTGGATATAAATCTCTAACTAAAATTTCGTCATCACAAAATTCAAATTTCTTATCTGTAAGTAATAATATATTTTCTTTAATTAAAGATTGTATATTGGCAAGATGTAATGATATTTCAACAAAGTCTGGATATAACTCAAATTTATCATAGTTTTTTTCGCACTTCTGAAGGTAATCCAAAAGTGTGTACTTATTGTATTCAAAATCCAAAGGCTCTTTCAACATCCACTCAGGATTCAACTTGAAAGATAGTTTCTTTTTTCTTGCCATAACTAATAATAGTTAGAGGTAATTATTAATCAATTCTCATTACGAAAAATAACTCTCCTGCAACAATTTCTTCTTCTGCATTTCCGTCATAACTATTAAGTGTTGGCCCATATCCGTCAGCATCAATTAGACCCTCAATAAGCCTTTCTTGGTCAACATATCTATTAGTTTCAAGTCCAAACATATCCATATAAAATTCGTAATCATGTTTTGCACCTCTAACCATGTCATCATATTGTTTATCATATAATTCTTGAGGGAAATCTCCTTTAGGGTCATCATTTATTTCTTCAATTTTTTCTTTGAAGTCAGTTATCAGTTCATTGATTTCGTTTATTTTTGAGGTAATAACTGGGTCATTATCTTGATTTTGACTTGATAGTCTGTTTATAGTTTCTCCCAACGAATTAATTTTATTATTCAAAATTTCAATATTTTCTTCTTGTTGTGCTGACAATGTTCTTTCTGAGTCTTCAAAATAACTTTCAGGATTATCATATAAATCACTATATAAAAAATCCGTAATATCATCAATAATCATTTCAACATTTAAATAATCACTAACAAAGTTTTGATTAAATCCTTCAATACCAATATCATCAATTAATCCTTCAAGCATTTCTTTTGAACTTTCCATCATTTCATCATCAGTTCCAACTGCATATGAATTGTCATCTATACCTACATCAATTACTTTAAATTTTGTCGTGTCATAAAATGTTCCATCAGGAATGATATTATATACATCAATTTTATTATTTAACTCTTTTAATTCATCTTGAAGTTCTTGAATTCTATCAATTAAATCTTGTCTGTCTTCACCTCCTGTTTGATATTCAGAATTTGCCGACTCAAGTTCATCTTGTAATCTTTTCAACTCATCAAAATCATCTCTACCTTTTTCTTCTATTTCGCCAGTCTCAACTAAATACTTGAGTAACGCATGTGCCTTAAGTCCTTCTTCAGGAGTATTAGGACCTATCGCCCATTCGTTATTTATTCTTCTTTCCTCCGCCTCATCTTTTTCTTGTTTTAATTTTCTTTGTATTAACAATTTCTCTTGCCTACGTTTTTCTCTTTCAGCATCTTCTTTGTTTTGGAATATCTTAACTTGTTCCGCAAATTCAGTATTAATATAGTCATCAATAGATTTAAGTATGACATTCAATTTATTTGTATTGAATATCCAACCACCTTTAATAATTTCATCAACCGTATCAAAATAAGTTTTATCCCCATCAAATTTTTTAAGTAAGGCAACTTTGTATAACTTATTGTTTGTTGGAAGGGTCTTATCTATAATGTAGAATAATTTGCCATCAATATTATATTTGTTAAACTGTTCATTTGTATTTGAAGCGGTACACCATTTAGTACCTTTACCATAATAACAAGATGACTCATATGTTAATGGATTAACAACAAAGAATCTATCATCTTCATAAACAACATTACCACCTTCAACTTTCCTAACAGTTCTTCTTTGTTTGTTGTCATAATCACTCAAGGTACTTAATAATTGACCAGCAGTTTTATATTGATACAAATCAGTTATTGGAAGATTACTGGCAATTGTTTCAAATCTATTTACCGCTTGACTAACTTTTTCAAAGTTTTCATCAAAGTTTATTGAATCCAATACTTTTCCAACCCAATCCAAATACTTTGGTGGGATTTCTTTAGCAATCTTATCAACATTCTCGGCTCCTAATTTTTGTGTATACTTTGTTTTAAAATCA